GTGACCCAAATAGAAATAATTTAGGAGTTGCTGTCACAGCTGATTGGCTTAATCTTCAGCCAAAAAATGGACCGAGCACCTCTCAGCGCCCTTAATAGAGCTGGGAGGTGCTAGACGGCCAGACATGAAATTGCATGGATTGCAATGTCTTGGTTTTGTGCCCCCGAGGCCTTTGGGGAAGTCGCACTACGTCTTAGCCCCATGGACTGATGACCCTAAGACAGATTACCTTCCGACGGTTATGTCTTGGCAGGCGCTTGAAAATGGGTTAGTTAAATACCGTGAGCCTTTGTTCACATATCCTGAAGAACGACTTCAACGAATGGAAAATTATCTTCGTGAAAAGTTGTCTTGGGTGTGGGGAGAGAGGAAATGGTTGACTTACCCAGAAGCAATTGATCTGCTGACCTTAGATAAGAGTCCCGGTTTTCCGTACTACTACGATAGCGACACTAAAGAGGTTGCTTTGCAGAAGCATGGAGACGAGATTCAACGTCGAGTGGAGGATATCCTTAAGGGTGAACCAGTACCGTGTTTCTTTTCGTTAACTTTGAAGGATGAGCTTCGATTGGCTGAGAAAATTAGAGAGGAGAAGACGCGAGTCTTTTCGGCATCTGATATTCATCATCTTTTGGCTAGTACTCAACTGTTTGAGTGGCAGAATAAGCGCCTTATGGAGACGCTCGGTAGTCATCCAGTGACTATTGGGATATCTGTACCTGGACCTTCGTATGTAAGAGCAGTTTTGTCTTTGGGAACAAAGCAGAATTGTTTTGATGCGGATGGTGATGGGTGCGATTCCCGATTCAATCTGGGTATTGCTCGAGTAATTCGTAATGTACGGGCGTCTTTTCTGCCAAGCGAATTTAAAGCTGCGGTGCACCATTTGTATGACACAGTTTATTGTGGAATTGGCGTTACTGAAGGAGCTGCATATCGAATTTATCATAACAAAAGTGGATGTAAAAACACTGGTCATGATAACTCGTTGTATTTTTGGTGTGCACTTTATGACGCTGTTTCTGAATTGACTGACAGACCTTTTGATGAAGTTGTTAAGTGTTTGATAAACGGTGATGACCTTGCGATAAGTATTGATATTGAGGCCGTTGGGATTAAGGAGATTTCGGATATTCTTGCGCGTTATAACGTGAGGATTTCGTTTGATCATCCTGAACCTCGAGGAGTCTTCGACATTACTTTCTTGTCGCATCATCTCCGACAGATTTTTGTGAAACCACACGGTGAAATCGTTGTGGCTGGAGGAAATTTGTCGAAGTTAAAGTCTTCCGTTAATTGGATACGGAGAACCCCTGAGTTGTCCTTCGAAGAATCATGTCTTGTTCATTTATTGGGATTGCGGGTGTGCTTATATCCTTGGCCTGTTGAATTTGATGAGGTCGAGGAGTTGATTGATTCCTTTATACAAGGGATTAGTTGGACTCCTCGACTAAAAGAGTTCATGAAAGCTAGGATCCCTAAGGAGCACATCTTGACTTTACATACTAGATTGGAATCCGGTTTAGTTTTTTGTTCGGATTCACTTGATCTGGTCCTAGAGCTAAGTCGATCAAGCCAGATAAAGTTTCAGTGTGTGATGGCGAACATGCCCCAAAGAGTGAATAAACCGACAGCTGCTCAACGAGCTGCCCAATCGGCGCGCGATAAGGCGATCGCGGCCGCTCAAAAAGGAGGATTGGTTAATAAGAAAGCAAAGCGCGGTAGAAAACAAGGCCCTGTTATGAAAAATGGAAATTTTTATTCGAAGCCTTATACTCAACGTGCTCGTGCTCGACCTGGTGAAGGTATCCAGGCTTCAGCTGCCGCGGCCTATGCAACCGGACAGTCACAGACTGCACCGTTGATTAATGCATCGCGCGACAGTTGTCGGATCGTTCATCGAGAGCTAGTTGCATCCGTGACTGGATCAGCTGCTTTCGCTGTGCCTTACGATTTTGCGCTTAATCCCGGACTTGCTGCTAGTTTTCCGTGGTTGGCTACTCAAGCGCAGAGTTGGGAGACGTATCGATTCAATCGGCTTAGATACTGTTACTATACGAGAACAGGGTCTTCGACTCCTGGTTCGTGCATGTTAGTGCCGGACTATGATGCGGAGGATGCTGTTCCATCGTCTGAGCAAATTGCTAGTTCTTATGAGGATGTTGCAGAGGATGCACCTTGGAAAGACATTGACTGTGACCTTCGTGTTCCGGCCATGTTTTCCATGGGACCTAAGAAGTTTATTCGTACTGGAGCTGTCCCAGCTGGGACCGATATCAAGACGTATGA